CTCAGATTAGTCCGACTGCCGTTTTATTAATCAGGCAACTGTATGCCTCTTTTTCTCGCTAGTGCATTGAAGCGCTTTAATGGGGCGGCATTTTTGCGACGTCTATGGAACAGATAGCCGCTTATACCGCTCCAGTAAGAAAGCTCCCCAACCTTGATTTTATGGCCTTTCATCATGCGTACAGCTTCACCATCGGACAGTGTTAACCTGGATATCTCAAAGAAACTCTTTTTCAAAGCCTCCCGTTCTGTGTACTGACTCAGTTCAGAGTGATATTTGTCCGGCTTAGGTTGATCCTGCGCTGGCTTTTCTATTAATCGCTTAAGAATCCTTCTACGCTCGGCGCGAGTAGGGGGCTTAGAGAAATCGATAGCAGGTTCAGAGTCTGTTGACTCCGTACAGTTATTGACAGAACTCCAAGAGGGCGCGGACGCGCCCTTAACGTCAACGGCCAAATCAACGGCACGCTTCGGCACAATTTTCCACTGAGTCAGTCGGGTTAGAATTGGCGTATCTGCCCCCGCTTCGGTGGCATACACGCCTTTGATACGCACGGTTTCTTCGCCGTAAGCGTTGAGATCTTCGCTCGGTTGATACCATGTTCGCACGGCCAGCTCATCCCGACGCACAAATGCGCCGCCCTGTGCGTTAACGTAGCCAGCCCAATCGCCTGCATCAGCAGCGTCATGCACGGCCGCAAACTCGATACTGAGACCATGTGCGGTTTCACTGTCGGCCATGCGGCGCAGCTCGCGATATACCGTGACCGGCGCACCGCCAACAAACTGGAACTGGCGAATGTGCCAACGCGCAGCCCATGCCGAAACGGCGGGCGCGGTGTCTTTAAGTTCTTTACCACTTTCGTCGTCCAGCTCGCCGTCGAGTGCATAGCCATCGATGTTTTTTGAGATGTATTTCGCCACATAGCCGGTGGCGCTGCCCTTGGTGGGGTCAATGGCTTCGGCATGAAAGCGCGCTCTGCGCGCTTTTTCGCTGGTTAGTTCTATACCATCTTCACGCCATGCATAGTCGCTGATCACCTCACGCACACGATCGACATTTTCAGGCAACATAAACATCAGCATATGCCAGTGCGGGGTTGCATCGTGATGGGGTTCGGCAACACGAATGCCGAAGATGCGGATTTCTTCGCGATGCAGCTTGGCGCGAATTTTCTGCCACACGTTGCATAGGTAACGTTGCGTGTCAGCCGGGCTAGCGCCATTCCACTTGCGGTTACGATGACCGGTCTTGATAGTGGCGTGGTAGCGAGAAGGAGCGGTGATCGTGTAAAACTCACCGACAAAGCCCATGTCGTTGCAGATATTTTCAAAACCGCGAATTCGATTCATCAACTCGCAGCGCTTAATGGCAGGATTCGATACGCTTGCATCAAACTTGTCGATTAGGCTGATTCTTTCGCCAGTTTCCTCATTCTCAAGCTCAAGCCCTTTAAGAAATTCACGCGTGCGGCGTTTTTGCTCGCGCCACTCCGAGACCGTCATTCTGCTGGCATAGGGCGTGTGTTTTTTGCTGACGTTGGCGAGGGCGATTTGCAGATGTTCACGCCATGATGCCGCGATACGACGCAGGCGACCCTTCCACCATTTTTCGGTCTGCATGCGCAAAATCGCGGGTGTGACTTCTTCCGGCTCAAAGAATCGAGACGTGACCTTTTCCCAAAGTGGCGGAGTCTGGTTGAATTCGCCGGTGATGGTGGCGGCGGTCATGTAGATGCGATGTGTGTATTTGTAATCTGATTCGCTGTCAGATTGAGCATGCGCTTGCACGAGTTCAGCTAGGGTAAAGTTGGCAATGTCACCCGCCAGTAAATCAACGTCGGCGCGAGCCATATCTGGCAAGCGGTTAAAACGACGCATCAATTCCCATAGCGCGCCACTTGCTCTGGCTGCGCCAATTGCTTTGTCTGAATTTTTAGTGAGTAGGGCTTGCGTGCCGACCTTCATTTCGCAGAGGCGATACTTGGTGTTCACACATTCAACGCGTGGCAATGTGCGCTCAACAAATTTTTTTGTTAAGTACGCATTGGCACGAATTTCACCTTGTGACTTTTCAAGTTCGGCCATACGGCGTTTGACATCAAATTGAACAATCTGAGGCTGCCTTTCGAGTAGGTCATAAGCGTGACTCAGCTTGGCTATTTGCTCAGCTTTTTGAGCATTCAGAAGATTGCGACGGTGGATCTCGTCATAGGTAGGATAGGGGCTGGCAATGGCTTCCCGTGGAGCATTCCACGGGTATGCATATGTCTCAGGCATCAGGCTTTGGCCTGCAGGTGCTTGCCGCGCTGTTCTTCAATTTCCTGACAAGGGACACAGCGTGTTACGCCAAGAAAGGCGCGGCGGCGCAGTTCTGGAATAGGTGCGTCACAGTCTTCGCAGAAAGAAGCGCTGATCGCAGGGGCACGGTTAACGATAAGCGCGATATTACGTTCGAGCATTTCCTCGGTGCGCTGCTGCACAATATCCATTGAGTCGGCCATTAGTGCGCCTCCGCAATTTGCGTTTGGATTTTTTCGATTTCCTGATGGAGCAGTTCGGCGGCTTCAATTGACGATAATTCGTCGTGACGGATTTTCGCGGCCAACATGTTCAGACGATTGACCATCAAGTCAGCGCGATCGCGACGCTCTTCTCTGCGCGCGTCATTGAGCATCATGTCTAGGTCGATATATGAAGCCGTTTGTTTAGATTGGGATGAATTATTCAGCATGTGATTTCCTGTTTTTGGGCAAAGTGAATCCCGGCGGGTTTACGCCAGTTAATTGCATTGAGTTATTTAGTTAGAAAGCGTCATTCGCTTAGGGAATAAACTCACAACGGCTTTTAATTGGTTCATTGCACGAATGACTGCGGATTTTTCATCGGTGCTTAATTCGCTAAAATCAGCACTGTGTCGATCTTTACCGATATTCGCCAGGAAAAAGATTGCGCTTAGTGCGCGCTTGTTATCCTGGTAGTTGTTGTCTCTCACATCACGCATTGAGTCGAAGAATCGCGATAAATCTTTTTCACCGTCGCGGCCCTTAAACTGCGAGCGCAATAACGCAACGTGATTGAGTGCCGCGACGCGCTGACCGGCACTCAATTCGACAAGCATTGAATCGCCTTCAATAGCCATGATTTGCCTCTCCTGGGTATTGCCTGAGAACGTGGTGCGCATGAAACCTGTTTAACTGGATGCCAGCGCTTACCGTTGTCACCTAAAATCCATCCGTGCCCGTAGGACATTGACGGACTTTGCCTCTTGAGCTGTGCAGCAAATGAAATCATGGCTGCACCTCACACCACGCCGAACGAAGCGCCAAGGCCGCTGATCGCATCGACTGTAGAAGACAAAGCAGGGTTAGCTTGTATGCGCGCTTGAACAGCGATTGCGGCCAGCGTTAAGCATCGAATACCGCTGTTAACGTTTTGCAGCAGACCGCGCTTGCAGCTAGCGCTTAATTGCTCAGTAGAGATCGCGCCAGCAGCAAGCTGACCAACCTCAGCGGTGGCTTTCATCACATAGAGCGGCAGTTTGTCGTTGGCAACTTCGTTCACCGGCACGCAAGGCAAGCACTGGATTTGCGCAAGTAAGCCATCAATGATCGTCGCGTCTTCGGTGACATCGGTAAGCGTCAGAACCTCATGCACTGTCAGCTGATGTGGCTGATCTGGGTTGAGCTTGTTACGCAGAGTTTGGGCGCGCATTCCGGATTGCTTGGCGACGTCTTCCATGTTGTGTGATAAAGCGAATTTACGGCAGGCATCGTCATAATGCGCATGGGTAGAAACCTTGAAATCAAACATGTGAAAATAGCCCTCAACTTGCAAAATCAAGTTATGGTTTGATGTAGCGACATTTGATTGCCTGTTGACGATTCTTTTCGCGCCAGGCAGCAACATTGATAAGCGGATTGCCATGTTTGGTCATGGTGGTTTCTACCACTTCACCGGTCTTACGGTTGGTGCGGTTCTGTGTGTAGGTAAAGGATGGGGTAGGAGCAAGCAGCACAACGCCGTTAGCGATCCATTTTTCCAGCACAGACAGGCTGATGCGGTTAGCAGATGCGAAGTCTTGCTTGGACATGGTTGGAGACGTTGCCAAAGTCACAGCTTTGTTCACGGCAACATTTACCGCTTCGCTTATGGCGGGCATTAAAATTGCAGCTACATTGGCAATAAAATCTTGAGATTGCACTAAGTCAAATGCGTTCTTGCTGTTTGCATTTTCAGTATGCATAACGCAGTATCTCCCGTTAGTTAAACGTGTTCTATGGTGTTGCATGTGGTGTGCGAACACTTTAGATCGCATTTGTTTAACTGTAAACATAAATTAGCGTTTATTGGTGAATGTAATGCGTCTTGAAAATGCGGTTGCGGGTGACGTTTTAGAGCGAATCCTCTCTGCCTATGGCTTCACAATGCAGAAAGAACTTAGCGATAGGCTTGAAATCGCTAAGAGTAACGTTGCTAGTTGGTTAGCGCGCGGTCAGGTTCCGGGCAATGTCATTGTGCAGTGCTCTCTTGATACAGGTGCAGACGTAAATTGGTTAGTAACAGGTAAGCTTGCAAAAGCAAACTTCGAGCGTGAGATTTCAAATGTTAGCGCTAGGGCCATTTACGAAGAAGTTATGGCTAATGGCGGTAAGCCCGTCCTCCGACGCATACTTGATGCGTATGGATTTACGTTGCAAAAGCAGCTTTGCGAGTTGCTCGACATTTCATCTGGCACAGTAAGTACATGGATCAGGCGAAATTATTTCCCCGGGGATGTAGTGGTTTCATGTGCCTTGGCTACGGGTGTATCATTGAAATGGTTGGCGACTGGTAAAGGCATAACATGCAGTGAGATTGATGGTTCTAAAAAATTAGATTCAATAGTAAGAAAGCAGCTTCAGGATGGGAATTTAGAAGAAACGGGGGAATGGCTTACCGATTTATCATTTTTACCTAAAAAACCTCACTTTCCTATACTGGTTAATAGCTCTTCAGCCTCATGGATAGTTGATGTAGGAACAACAAGCATTAGTAACGGGCGCTGGTTGATTGGCATTGATAACAAGTATGATGTTTATGAGGTTGCCCTATTTCCGGGGAGTAAGCTTAATCTACAAAATAAAAGTTTTAACTTTTCCTGTAATGTCAACGAGGTTGAAGTAATGGGCAAGGTTGTTGCATCTTTAGATTTTACCTGACCGATACGATAGACTCTTAAATAAATGAGTTTTTTATAAAACTAAAAGGACTTACTCCGTGTTTTTGAAAAAGTATTTCATTGGTGAAGGTAGAGAGCTTGTATTAAATCAGTCATCCCTTGAACACATTATCTATGGGGATATTGTAACTAAGCCTGTTGATACACCAGAGGGTAGAGTTGGTAAAAAAGTATTGTCGGGAGGGTTGCACACGGTAATTGGTTGGGAAAAATTAAAGGCTGAATACCCTAATGTGGCTCATCTCTATAATTATAATACTGTTGTGCACGATGATTGGTTTTATGCGCGAGAATTACAAAACGAAGTGCTCCTTCTAAAAATTCCAGCGGCTATGATGACTACTAAAGCCGCAAAGATGACTAAGTTTCCAGAAAATTACTATAAGTCAGGCTATCTTTGGAAAACTTTATTTCCAAAATCAATTGATCCCTCAAATATAATGACTGTTATAGATGAGTTATTTAATAACATTAATCTATCAGAATCTTGTAATGGGGAGTTAATTTGTTACTTGAATGTCAAAGAAGCTCTAAAGACAATAAGAGTAGTAATACTTCACAGAGATGGAGTGATTAATTCAATATATCCATCTTGGTCTCAGCCAAATACGGGTAATAATGGTAAACCATTTAGTTATTTTGATAACATTGGACATGTGATTGCCTCCTCTACAGAGCTTTATGATAAATATCATAAGGATAGTGGAGGAGGGTTGATAGGGTGTCGATCAATTGATGATGTGTGTAAATTAACTCCAGCTGTTCTTTTAAATCGAGAGTTGCCTGGTAATGATATAGTTTTGTGGCGTAATAAAAGACTTGAAGAGCTCCGTATTTACAGCCAGAATACGACTCATCAAGAACTGAATGGTATATACGATTACATTCATGATTTTTGTATTTATAAAAACTCATTCAGTTTCTTCAGTAGTTTGATATGCCATTACGGTTATGGTGTCTTATCAGATAAAGAGAAGATTAACGCCTCGCTGTATGCGCAAAATATCATTGATATACTTTATATTACATATTTCTATGACGAGAAAAAACTAAAATTTCATGAGCTAGTAAAGTTTCTTCTTTCTAACATGGTGACGTTTACATTAGTTGATTGGTGGAATAAAAGGCGAATCCATGTTGAAGTTATGAGGCTATATAGTAGAATTGAAAATGAGGAATTAATTAGCGAGTATTTAGAGCTATTTAGTGTCAGTCCGACAAGACGTGAGATTTTTATAGAATATGATTTTGAGAGTCAAGATAAACGTCGAGCATTTTCTTGTAGCCACGCGTTAAAAGAGATTCCAGAAGAGTACTCCATAATAAAACGGCCTGCGGGCAACAAAGCTATCAGAATGGAAGATTACATTGACTTCACTCGTGATAACTTGGGTGAGTCATATTCATTCGCTTTAAACGAAAAGGAAAGATTGTTTTTCGTTGAGAAGTATATCGGCAGTGAGAGTATGTCGAAATATATTTCTCTAAATTTAAAATATATTTCCGAGGAAGATCTGAATCCTTTCTTTGTTCATTTTTATAATCTAATTGAAAATTATAAACTAAATGTCAAAAGTATTGACAGTAAACCTTTTTCTTCAATTTTGAGGGATTATTGTAAAATACAGTTTGCACAGCGATTTAGAACTAATCTTAATTATAAAGAGTATATGGATGTTGAACCTCTTCCCATACCTGAATTCAGGGATAGCTATCTTTTTGCTATTATACTGAAACACGAAAGGATATCTAATCATATGAGGGTAGAGGAGTTTTTAAAGGATTTAAAAGAATTTGCACAACATTATTCAGATGCTGATCTGACAAAAATGATAAATGATTATGAAAATAATAATGGCAAGGAAGTACCGGCTCTCCCAGGCAATATTGGGCTCATTTTCAAACAGCTAAAGTCTGAATCTGATCCATTAAAGGTATAACGAGGAAATTTTTCTCGCCACACCGTCGCCAAGATAGACCGTATGTGATTGATTTAAATATAATAAAATCGTATTCGGTCTTTTTTTGTCAGATGCCGCCCATCTGTTAATGATTTTCAATCAATAACTTAGTCTTTTTCCGTTGTGTTCTTCTCCACTCTTCTGCAAGACGCCATTCCATTATGTCATTGCCATTTTTCCTATTCATATAAGTTACAACCCTGCTTT